CCATTAAGCACACGCGGAAAATTTTCCGGGACGGAAATTTTCTGCGGGTGCGAAGACATGAAAAATTAATGACTTTTCACGCGGCGCGCAGGCCGCGGACGCGATCCCCGGATATGGACCCGGACGGATCGCCGCAGGATCCCGGACCCGGTCCGGATCCGGAGCGGCGGACGACGGGCGAATCCGACGAGACGCGGAGATCATCACGAGAGGCCAGAGCTTTGAAAGCCGGAGCCCAGACACTTCCAGAGTGGAGTGCCAGGGCTCCGGCTTTTTGTTTTGTGACGGAGCGATGACGAAAGAACAGATCTACAGAGGCCAGCTCATGGAGCTCGGCATTTACGAGGAGGCCTTCGAGCCTCTGATCCGCGAGGTGGCGCAGATCGAGCGGAGGCGGACCCGGCTGCAGAAGGCCTGGGCCGCGACGGCGCCGCCCGGAGGGAAGCCCTCCTTCCTGGATCCTCACTATCCGCTGCTGGTCCAGGCGGAGCGCGAGCTGCTCGCCATGCGCGAGGAGCTGGGGCTGACGCCCAAGGCGCTGCGAAAGCTGCGCGGCGCTCCGGACTCCCCGGTGAAACAGGATCTGATCACCGAGCGCCTCGGCATGATCGCCGAGCGCGTGAAGGCCTACGAGCTGCCGGATGTGTCCATTCTTAACACGCTGCCGGTGCTCCCGATCCCCCTGGTGGATCCCGATGAATAACGCGCCGCACTTTGAAGAGGCCTGGCGCTTCGCCAGGGACACCGCGGACGACGCGGGGATCGAGGAGCTGCAGCGGCTCGGCTGCCGCAGGTTCCTCGACGACCTCGAGAGCGGCCGCTGGGACTTCCGGCCGGCGCTGCCGGAGTTCTGTCTGGAGATCATGACCGGACTGTTCTCCTTCTCCCAGGGCGAGCGCCTGGACGGCTCCCCCCTCCGGGGGCTGCCGCTGGAGCTGATGCCCTGGCACATCTACTGCACATACGCGATCTGCGGCTTCTACGATCCCGGCACCGAGCTGCGGCGCTTCACCGAGGCGGATCTCTTCCTGCCGCGGAAGTCGGTCAAGACGGTCTTCGGGACCGGGCTGATGGACGCGCTGAACCTCTGGTACCGGCTCAGCGGATCCAAATGCAAGACCGTGGCCGGATCGCTGAAGCAGGGCATGGAGAGCTTCGAGTGGAACGTGTACAACTTCAAGCGCCTGGGCCTCGTGGCGGACAATAACCCGCCCGGGAAGCTCCGGCTGCTGAACAGCTCGCTGGGGCACTCGATCGAGGGCGAGATCTGGGGCGGCCACATCGACCTGGAGACCCTGGCCTTCAAGCCGGAGCTCTTCGACTCCTTCAATGCCTCCTTCGTCCACCTGGACGAGCTGGAGCTTTACAAAAACGCGATCCCCTACACCCGCCTGCGCGACGGCATGAAGGCCTACTCCAACAAACTGCTGCTGTGCACCTTCACCGCCGGCGACGACGGGAACGGCTTCGCCGCCCGGCACCGGGACTACCTGGAGAAGATCCTCCGGGGCGCGGTGACCGGACCGGCGGCCGACCGGACCTTCTGCTATCTGGCCCAGGCTCCGATGGAGCCGGACGGCTCGATCAACTTCCTCTCCCCGGCGGTGCACCGGGCCTGCAACCCGGCCTACGGGATCACGATCCGCCCGGCGGACATGATCGCCGCAGCGGAGCAGGCCGAGCACAACCCGGATCTTCGGAAGGAGTTTTACACCCGCAGCCTCAACCGCTTCGTGGGATCCTACAAGGCCTGGTTCGACCTGGAGGAGTTCCGGCGGAGCGACGAGCGCTACCACTGGACCCAGGACGAGCTGCGGCGCACCGTGCGCGCCTGGTATGGCGGCGCGGATCTGTCGAAGCTGCACGACCTGACAGCCGCCTGCCTCGCGGGAGAGATCCCGCAGAAGACCGCGGCGGAGGCCTGCCGGAGGTGGGCCGAGCGCCGGGGCGAGGATCCCTGGATCCCGCCGGAGGACGTGCTGGTGCTGATCCCGCACGCGTGGTTCCCGGCGCCGGCGGCCGCGGAGAAGGCCGACCGGGACCAGATCCCCCTCTTCGGCTGGCAGGAGGACGGCTGGCTCGACATGCCGGAGACGCCCTCCATGGACCCGGCCGAGCCGGTGAAGCAGTTCATCCGCTGGCGCGAGGCCGGCTTCCAGATCCGCCGCGTCGGCCACGACCGGAAGTTCGCCCGGCCCTACTTCACCGCGATGCGGAAGGCCGGCTTCCGGATCCAGGACCAGCCCCAGCTCTACATGCAGAAGAGCGAGGGCTTCCGGTACATCGAGCACAAGGCGAAGATCGGCTGCCTGTTTTACCTGCACGCCGAGCCCTACGAATACTGCGTCGGGAACGTCCGGGCCACCGAGAAGGTGGACGACGCCGTCCAGTACGAGAAGATCGCCGACAATACCAGGATCGACCTGTTCGACGCCTCCGTCTTCGCGACGGTGCGGCTGCTGATCGACACCGACCGCAGCAGCGCGGGCGCCGGATGGTTCGAGGAGGAGACGCCGCAACCGCGGCATCCGATCTAAGAAAGGAGCATGCCTTTGAAAGTACCTGTAAAGGCGCGGCCCGCGCGCGATAAACCCCAGGCCCAGGGCCAGAACCGCGGCCTGGTCTGGCTGACCGACGCCCAGGGCTTCCAGGATCTGACCTGCCAGGGCTACGTGAGCCTGGCGGACAGCCCGGAAGTCTCCACAGCGGTCAACACCATCGCCCGCCTGATCGGCGCCATGACGATCCACGAGATGCAGAACACGGAGCGCGGGGACATCCGGATCCGCAACCGGGTCTCGGATCTGGTGGACATCGAGCCGAACCGGTACATGACGCGGTCGAACTTCATCCAGTGGATCGTGCGGACGATGTTCCTGCAGGGCCGCGGGAACGCGGTGGTCTACCCGAGGACCGAGCGCGGCGAGCTGCGCGAGCTGATCCCGATCCCGGCGGCCTACGCGGCCTTTGTGCCGGACGGGCTCTGGGATTACAAGATCGCCATCAACGGGCGGGAGTACCTGCCGGACGACCTGCTGCACTTCGCTGCGAACCCGGGCAGCTTTTACCCCTGGCTCGGCACGGGATACACTTTCACCCTGACGGACGTGGCCAACAACCTCCGGCAGGCGGCGACGACCGAGCGCGGCTTTATGTCCAGCAAGTGGAAGCCCTCGATCATCGTGAAGGTGGACGCCTTCGACGACACGCTGAGCACGCCGGAGGGCCGGCAGAAGATCCTGGACAGCTACGTCAAGAGCGGAGAGGCCGGCGAACCCTGGCTGCTGCCGGCGGATCAGTTCGACGTGAAGGAGATCCGGCCGCTGACGCTGAGCGACCTCGCCCTGGCGGACTTCGTGAAGCTGGACAAGCAGACCGTCGCCACGATCCTGGGCGTCCCGCCCTTCGTGCTGGGCGTCGGCGAGTTCAAGAGGGATGAATGGAATAATTTCATCTCGACGACGATCATGCCGATCGCCCAGATCATCGAGCAGGAGCTGACCCGGAAACTCCTCCCCCAGGGGGACCGCTTCTTCCGCTTCAACGCCCGGAGCCTGCACAACTACTCCATGGACGAGATGGTGAAGGCCGGGGCCGAGATGGTGGACCGCATGGCCATGCGCCGCAACGAGTGGCGCGACTGGATGGGCCTGGAGCCGGATCCGGAGATGGACGAGCTCCTGGCGCTTGAGAACTATATCCCGGCCGAACGGCTGGGAGACCAGAAAAAACTGACAGGAGGCGAAGCCTGATGCCTGTGCAAATCAGCAAAAACGTATACACCCTGGCCAGCGTCGACGACAACCGCGCCGAGCTGACCATGTACGGCGACATCTACGAGGCCCGCCCCGTGGACTGGTGGACCGGCGAGCCGATCGAGGGCGACTTCATCCTCCTGGACGAGTTCCTCACGGATCTGGACGAGATCCGGCGCTGTAGCGAGCTGACGATCCGCATGAACAGCTACGGAGGCGACGCCAACGTCGCGAACGTGATCCACAACCGGCTGCGGGAGCTCGCCCGCGGCGGGATGCACCTGACCTGCGTGGTGGACGGCGTGGCCATGAGCGGCGGGAGCCTGATCATGTGCGCCTGCGACGAGGTGGAGGTCAACCCCTCCAGCCTGATCATGATCCACAACGCCTGGACCTTCTTCTTCGGCGGCTACAACGCCAGGCAGGCCCGGGAGATGGCGGCGCAGCTGGACGCCTGGGACGACATGCAGGCATCCATCTACGAGCGCAAAACCGGCCTGCCGCGGGACGAGATCCTCGGCATGATGGCCGAAACCACCTACATGACCGGCGCCGAAGCCAAGGAAAAGGGCTTCGCCGATAAGCTGATCGAGGACGCCGAGCCGCTGGCAATCGCGGCCAGCGCCGACGGCCACACGATCTACATCAACAAGCGGAGCTTCCACCTGGCGCCCGGCATGAGCGCACCGGAGGCGCTCGAGAAAATCGAACCCCCGGAAATCTGGCGCGAGCGGCAGCTCGCCAAACTGAGAAAGGAGTAAGTATGTCTCTCAGAACCCTGATGATTCGGGCAAACCTGAATCGCAAGAACGAGGAGCTGGAAGAGCTCCTGGCCCAGGACGGCGCGTTCGCCGCCCGCGAAACCGAACTCGCCGCCGCGATCGGCGAGGCAGTCACCCCCGAGGAGCGCGAGACCGTTGAGGCTGCCGTAAACAGCTTCGAGGAGGAACACTCCGCCCACGTTTCCGCCGTAAACAGTCTGCGCGATGAGATCAGCGCGCTGCAGACGCAGCTGGACGGCATCGAAGCGCAGACCCCGCCCGCCCCGGCGCAGACCGCGGCGGAAATCAACAATGAAAGGAATGATTCCCCCATGAACACCATCAACATCCGCAGCCTTCCGATGAGCGTGCGCGCCTTCGACGCGCTTCCCCTCGCCCAGCGGCAGGAAATCACCGCCCGTGAGGACGTCAAGGGCTTCCTGGCCCAGCTGAGATCCTTCAAAGGCGCCCGCGCTTCCGTCTCCGGCGGCGAGCTGCTGATCCCGGTCGTGTTTCTCGACCTGATCGCCGAGAACCTCTACCGCTACAGCAAGCTCCTCAACCGCGTGCGGATCCGCAACGTGGCCGGCGAAGCCCGCCAGACCATCGCCGGGATCGTCCCGGAGGCCGTCTGGACCGAGATGTGCGGCACGATCAACGAGCTGACCTTCCAGTTCAACCAGGTCACCCTGGACGGCTACAAGGTCGCCGGCTTCGTGCCCGTCTGCAACAGCCTGCTGGAGGATAACGACATCAACCTCGCCTCCTGGATCGTGGAGATGCTCTCCGAGTCTGTTGGCCTTGCGATGGACAAGGCGATCCTCTACGGCAAAGGCTCTGGCTATCACATGCCCCTCGGCATCGTGACCCGCCTGGCCCAGCAGAGCCAGCCCGCCGGCTATCCCTCCAGCGCCCCCGAGTGGATTGACCTCCACACCACGAACATCAAGACCATCGCCAACAACCTGACCGGGACCGCCTTCTGGGCCGCCCTGCAGGAGGCTGTCGCCGCCGCCTACGGCCGCTACAGCCGCGGCGAGATGTTCTGGGCCATGAACAGCAAGACCTACGCCAAGCTGAAGGCCAAGGCCATCGCCACGAACCTCGACGGCGCCTTCGTCGCCATGATCGGCGGCACGCTGCCGATCGTCTCCGGCGACATCGACATCCTCGAGTTCATGCCCGACGACAACATCGTCGGCGGCTTCGGCGACCTCTATCTCGTCGGCCTGCGCGCCGGCATGACCATCGAGGCCAGCCGCGAGGTGCAGTTCATCCAGGACAACACCGTCTTCAAGGGCAAGATGCGCGCCGACGGCATCCCCGTGATCGCCCAAGCCTTCGTGGCCATCGACATCAACGGCGGCACCCCGGTCAGCGAGATGAGCTTCGCGCCCGACGCCGCCAACACCGTCAGCGGCATCCAGCTGAACACCTCGACGGCCACCGTCGCCGGCACCGGCACGGTCCAGCTGAAGGCCATCCTCCTGCCCTACGGCGTGAAGGGCGACGTCTCCTGGGCTTCCGCCACGACCGCCAAGGCCACGGTCAGCAGCTCCGGCCTCGTCACCGGCGTGACCTCCGGCAGCTCCGTGATCACCGCGACCTGCAACGGCTTCACCGCCCAGTGCACGGTCACCGTGACCTGATAACCCGCGGGGATCCCTGCGGCCTGATATGCCCCGGGATCCCCGGAAGAAAGGAACAAGCTGCATGAAAACCCTGATCGCCATCCCCTGCATGGACTTCTGCCACACGGACTTCCTGCGGGCGCTGCTGAGCCTGGAGAAGTCCGGCGAGATGCAGTACACCTTCGCGCAGAGCTCCCTGATCTACGACAGCCGGAACACGCTGTGCAACCTCGCGATCGACGAGGGCTTCGACCGGGTGCTCTGGCTGGACAGCGACATGACCTTCCCCGCGGAGACCCTCTTCCGCCTGGGCGAGCACCTGGCGGCCGGGAAAGACATGGTCAGCGGCCTGTATTTCACCCGGAAGCCGCCGATCCGGCCGGTGATCTTCGAGAAGCTCTGGACGGACCAGGAGCACGGCTTCATCTCCGGGCACGCGGACTTCTTCGCGGACTACCCGGACTGCGAGATCTTCCCCATCGAGGCCTGCGGCTTCGGCTGCTGCCTGATGACCGTGGGCCTGCTGCGGCGGATCCGGGACCAGTACGGCCAGCCCTTCTCCCCCGTCGCCGGCTTCGGCGAGGACCTGAGCTTCTGCCTCCGGGTCCGGGACAGCGGGACGCAGATCTGGTGCGATTCCTCGGTGAAGTGCGGCCATGTCGGGATGGCAGTTTACGACGAAAACGCCTACCGCGCGCTGCGAGGCGCGCAAACCTAAGCAAAGGAGGGCACGCAGTGAACACAGATCAGCTGCTGTCAGCCCTGAAAATCGACCTCGGCATCACGAGCACGGCCTTTGACGACCGGCTGACCGCCCGGATCCAGACCGCGCAGGAGCGGATCACCGCCGAGGGCGTCACCCTGACAAACAGCGAAGGCGACAAGGACCTCGTGCTGATGTACGCGGCCTGGCTCTGGCGCTGCCGCGTGGACCAGGCGCCCATGGGCCGGATGCTCCGGCAGGCGCTGAACAACCGGGTGATCCGGGAGACGGCGGAGGCGGCGCCATGAAAAAAGGACTGCACACGCCCTGGAGCGACGTGGCCGACCTGCTGTTCTACGCAGACAAGCAGGAGGACAACGGCTACGGCGTGGACGAGCCGACGAAGACCACGGTCTTCTGCAACTTCGAGGACGGCGTGAGCCAGTCGGAGTTCTACCTGAGCATGAAGGCCGGGCTGCGGGCCAGCGCCCAGATCCAGATCTGGAAGGCGGACTACGCGGCCGCATTTCCTGCCGGCACCGCCGGCGAGCGCTTCGTGGACTTCGCCGGCCGGCACTTCAAGGTGCTGCGGGACTTTCCCCAGGACTTCGACACCCAGACCCTGATCCTCACGGAGGTGATCCGATGAGCGCAGCGGCGAGCGTGGACGAAGTGCTGCAGCAGGCGCTGGAGGGCACCGGTCTGCCGACCTTCCCCAACCTGTATACGGGCGGCCTGCTGAAGTATCTCGTCTGGACCTACACGGAGATCCCGGCGGTCTTCGCCGACGGGGCGCCCCACGCGGCGCGCTACCTGGTGAACGTCCGGTTCTCCCTGCCGCACAAGGAGGACCCCTCCGGCATGAAGCAGGTGATCCGCTGGGCGCTTTTCACCGCCGGATGCACCTGGCCGTCGATCCTGCCGATCAGCGACAGCGAGGGCCAGGCCTACGTGTTCGAGTGCGAGTACACGGACGGAGGCGGCTGGTATGGCGCAGGTAATCCTTGACGGCGTCAACGCCATCGACCAGATGTTCCACGACCTGGGGGAGATCCCATGGGATGTGACCAGCGACGCCCTGGAGGCCATGACCGCGGTGGCGCAGCAGAAGGTGCGCGCCAGCGGCGAGAGCATGGGCGTCCGGGATCCCGAGAGCCAGGTGCATGTCCTGGACAAAATCACGAGAACCAAACCGAAACAGACGGAAAACGGCGGCCGGTGCGACGTGACCTTCCGCGGAACGCGGACGCGGGGCCGCACCCGGACCCGGGAGGCGGAGATCGCCTTCATCAACGAGTACGGGAAGCGCGGCCAGCCGGCCCGGCCTTTTATCCGTCAGGCGGCCGAGCAGGGCGCCGACGAGATCGCGGCCCCCGGCGAGAAGATCATCGGGGACTGGTTCGAGAAGACGGCGGAGGGCTGAGCCCCCGCGAGAAAGGAGCAACATTATGCCTCAGTATGGACTCCGCGGCGCCCGCGTCGCGCAGTACAACAACAACCAGGGCGCGATCACCTACGGCAACCCGGTGAAAGCCGGCTGCGCGATCAGCGCCCAGCTCGAGCTGCGCTTTGCCGAGGCGCGGCTCTACGCCTGCGACACCCTGGCGGAATACCTCCGGGAGGTCATCGGCGGATCCATCACCTTCGGCGCGAAGTATTTTCCGACGGCTGCGCAGCAGCTGATGTTCGGCAGCCAGACCAAGAACCGCAGCGTGACCTACCAGAACAGCGGGACCACGACCACGGCCACCGTGACGAGCCTGGTCACCTCGGCCAACGACTCCCAGAAGTACGTGGGCTTCGCCTGCTACTGCCCGGACATGGTGGACGGCGTGCAGAAGTGGACCGCCTTCTTCGTGGCGAAGGCCAAATTCAGCCAGCCCAGCTACACCCTCCAGACCAAGGGCGAGAGTATCACCTTCCAGACGCCCCAGACCGTCGGCGAGTTCCTGCCGGACGACAGCGGCGGCATGGTGGTGCAGGAGGTCGCGATCTGCGACAGCGAGGCGGAGGCCGACGCCTGGTGCGACGCGGTCTTCCCGAACAGCTGATCGGAGGCGCGCATGACTTCGATCCGCCTGGAGAAGAAGACGGTCGAATTTGACGGCCGGGTCTGGGAGATCTGCTGCAACATGGCCGTCCTGGACGAGCTGCAGGAGGCGCACGGCGGGGACTTCTCCGCGGTGATGAACCTGCCGTCCATGCAGGCAGCGGCGGCGATCTTCGCGGCCATGCTCAACGACTACGCCGAGGACATGGGCTGGGAGATCCGCTACACGCCGCGCCAGGTGGCGAAGCTGGTCCCCTTCTCCGCCCTGCAGGAGATGGACATCATCGGCATGTTCACGCGGGCGGTGATCCCCATCGGAGTCCCGCAGGCGGCCCCGGAGAGCGACGCCGACCCGGGAAACTGAACGACCGGGCGGAGTCCATCGACTTCGCCCGGTACCTTGCTATCTGGATGTTCGAGCTGCGCCAGGACGAGCACGTCTTCTGGAAAAGCATGAACATTTCGAGGCTCTGGAGCCTTTACAGCGCATATTATCGACCCAGACACCGGCAGGAGGTCTCCCAGTCGCTCCAGAAGGGCGAAAATGAGGAGATTTCCCTGTCGGCATACCTCACAGGGAGGTGAGATCCCATGGCAACAAGGACCGCGAAGCTCCGCGTCGAGGTCGACGGGGAAAAACAGTATAAACAGGCCCTGAGCGAGCTCAACAAGGGCAACCAGGTGCTGGCCAGCGAGATGCGGAAGATCTCGGCCGAGTACAAGGGGAACGAGGACAGCATCAAGGCCCTGACCGCGAAGGGCGACCTTCTGCAGCGGCAGCTGCTGCAGCAGAAGGACAAGGTCCAGACCCTGCGGGACGCGCTGGCCAACGCCGCGCAGCAGTACGGCGAGGCCGATAAACGGACCCAGGACTGGCAGATCAAGCTCAACGACGCCGAGGCGGCCCAGATCGGGCTGGAGCAGGCGATCGAGCAGAACAACGAGGAGATCAAAAAGCAGACCGACGGATTCCAGAAGGAAACCGGGACCATCGGGAAGCTGGGCGACCAGGTCAACGACCTGGCCGGGAAGTTCGGGATCAAGCTCCCGGAGGGCGCGAAGAAGGCGCTGGACGGGATGAAGGGCCTGAGCGCCGGCACCGTGGCCGCCATGGGCGCCGCGGCGGCTGCTGTGACGACCGTGGTGAAGGCCGTGGAGAAGCTCAACGAGATGACCCTGGACGCCGCCAAGCGCGCGGACGAGCTGGGGACCCAGAGCATGATCGCCGGCATCGACACCAAGACCCTGCAGCAGTGGCAGTACGCCGCGCCCTTTATCGACGTGAGCGCCGACACCATCGTCGGGGCGCTAAGCAAGGTCACCAAAGCCGCGGCGAGCGGATCCGAGGCCTTCACGACGCTGGGCGTCTCGATAACCGACCAGAACGGCCAGCTGCGCGACAGCGAGGACCTGCTCTTCGAGGCGCTGGAGGCCCTGAGCCAGTACGGCAACGAGACCGAGCGGAACGCGCTGGCAAATGAGCTGCTCGGCAAAAACTACGGTGACCTGATTCCGCTGATCCTTCAGATGGACGAGGCGCGCCGGCTGGCCAACGAGGCGCTGACGGAAGGATATGTCCTGACGGAGGATCAGATCGCGATCCTCGGCGCGGTGGACGATGCCCACGAGAAATATAACCAGACGGTGCAGAAGAACAAGGATCAGATCGCGGTGCAGTGGGGGCCGGCTGTGAAGGCAGGCTACGAGCTGCTGACGAAGATGATCGACAAGGCCGGAAAGATGCTGATCGACTCCGGGCTTGTGAAGAACTTTGCGTCTCTGGTTGAAAGCACGCTCGCCCTTATTGATTCATGCAGCAGTCTGTTTGATATGATGCCGGACTGGCTCAACCCGATTAACCAGCTTTCCAATGCGCTGGCAGGGCTGTCCTATGTCATGGCGGCTATCGCGGACGCGGCGAACGTGATCAGCGGGCTGCAGATCTGGAACTGGGGCAGCGGGAAGCTCACAACCGCCCTTGGCATGAATTACGGCTCCGGGCAGGCGAGCAACCTCCAGCGCTGGACGATGAACCAGAAGGGCACGCTCCAGCAGTATGATGACTTTTACGCTGGGCGGAACGCAGCTGGATCCGGAAACTGGCGCGGCGGCCTGACGTGGGTCGGCGAGGCCGGGCCGGAGCTGGTGGCGCTGCCACAGGGCTCGCGGATCTACTCCAACCAGGAGAGCCGCGGCATGGGCGACCAGATCATCAACATCACGGTAAACGGGATCCAGGAGCTGAGCGAGGTCGTGGACTGGTACCAGAGCCGGCGTGTGAGGGGGAGGATGGCGTAAATGGCAAATGTAATACAGACTCTTGCTTGCACGGGATCCGCCCGCGTAGATTATTTGGAACAAAACAAAAACGAACACGGCGCGGCTTCCTACGACATCATGCAGACGGCAAGCAGACTTCCTGCTATGCTCCTTAGTTTTGCAGAACTATCCTCAAGTTACCTCTATAAAAAGCTGGTATCCGCGCAGCTGCGGGTCTACTACAACACAAATTATTCCAACGCCTATATCGTGTCTTCCCCGCTGACTGCGAGTTTTGATCCCGCTACGGTAACCGAGGGGAACAGACCGTCGGTCTACCCCTATGGAACTACAAACGGAATCGCGCCAAAAAGCGGATCAACTTTGCTGCTTCCAGCGACTTTCCCAGCAAATGCTCCTTTAATAGCTTATAACGTTATGAAAAGCAGGAGCTTCTATTTGTGGGCTTCTGACGGTGGGGCGGCCGGATCTCCGCCTGACAGCGCGACGCTTTTTCTATACACGGAGGAAGCCGCTGCCGGGAATCGGCCACAGTTGCTGATCACGGTCGATGATGCTGTAACAATTACAAGCGAAGTCTACGGGACAGCAGGGACGAGCGGATATATCAATCCGAACAACGCTTACACCTTCAAATGGGATTTTCAAATGGACGGGACTGGTTTCTGCGCTGGTACATGGACACAGTCATCGGCCACATTCTACTGGAGTGACGATGAAGGTAGCACATGGAACAGTGTGGCGGCCTCTGGTAGCACGCAAAACGTTACCCTTGCAGCGGGCACACTCCCGGCGGGGACAATCCAGTGGAAGGTTACGGCGACAGATAACCAGGGGACGACGAGTACAAGCAGCGTTTACACTATAAGCACAGAAGACCAGCTGATCGTCCCAACCCCTCTCCTTCCCAGCGGCACGGTGGAGGACGGCAGCGAGCAGATCCTGTTCAAATGGAGTATCAACAGCCCGAGCGGTACAGCGCCGACTGGCTCGCGGATCTTCTACAAACTGCTTGAGGACGCCAACTGGAACTATATTGACATCAACGGGCCAGCTACAAGCTACAGCATGCCGGCCAACACGCTGATAGGCGGCACTTATGCCTGGGGTCTGTTCGTAAAGAACCAGGCGGGCAACTACAGCAGCCCGAGTTCTACCCTACAGTTCGTCTGTGTGGCGGCCCCTGCCGCGCCGATAGTTAGCTGCGACGGTGCGCCTTTCGCGACAATAGACTGGCAGGCAGACGGGCAGCAGGCTTACCGGATCACCGTGGACGAAACGGTCTACGGTCCCTTCTTCGGAACGGTAAAGACCTTCACGCTTTCGGACTATCTCGTAGATGGGCCGCACGAGGCCAGCGTGGAGATCCAGGGGACATACGGCCTCTGGAGCCAGGCCGGAACGGTGAGCTTTACTGTTGCGAATGTGCCAGGAAGCTCGGTTAATCTGAGCGTGACCGCTGGCAGGGACGCCCAGCTGGACTGGACGACGTCCAGCGCGACTATGGACTTCCTGATTTACCGGGATGGCATCCAGATCGGGCACACAACAAACCTTGGTTTTTATGACAGGGTGGTCCTCGGCGAGCATTCTTGGCAAGTGGTAAACCGGCTGCCTGGCGGCTATTACACAGTCAGCAATATAGAAACAAAGACACTACGCAGCGGCGTGACGGCAATCGCTACGCTTTACGGCGGCAACTGGATGGAGCTGAAACTGAGCGAAAACAGCGACAGTGTTCAAAGCTTCAGCTGGAGCCGGACAACAAGCATTCGGCATGTGGCCGGAGCGGTTTATCCGGTTCTGGAGACAAGTCCCTTCGAGGATGGCACGGGCGTCTATGATGTAAGCTTCGCGGATGTGGAGAGCGCAAGAGCATTTGAACAGTACAAAGGCAAAGTCGTAATCCTGAAGAGCCGCGGCGGCGAGGTGCTGGTCGGCTGCCTGTCCAGCATCCAGAAGCTGGTGAAGAATTTCTATTACAGCTACAGCTTCACCGTGCAGCGGATCCACTGGGAGGACTATATCGATGACGCGTGAAGTTGAGACCCGGTTTCTGATTATGAGAAACGGGGTGATATTCGGCGAGCTGTATCCGGCAGCCAATAGCGCCCCGCGTCTCCAGATGAGCGACAGCGCCGCGATCAAGACCAGCCTCTCCGGCGACTTCGTAGAACCGGAGGAAATTGACTGGCTCTCGGACGAGATCCAACCCGTGCTGGTGATCGACGGCGTAGAGAGCCCGCTGGGCGTGTTCCTTCCGGCTACGGTGACGCCGACCGAGACGGAGACGACGAAGAGCGTCAAGGTGACGGCCTACGACCGATGCTGGCGGGTGCGCGACACCTACGCGGAAAGCTCCGTCTATTTTGCAAACGGCACCAACTACATCTCCGCGATCGAGAGCCTGCTGACGGCGGCCGGGATCGTGCTGACGGTGAAAACGCCGACAGCGGCTGCATTCCCCGAGGCCCGGGAGGACTGGCAGGCCGGTACGAGCTACCTCGACATTATCAACGAGCTGCTGGCGGAGATCTCCTACAACCCCCTGTGGTTCAACAGCCAGGGAGCGGCTGTGCTGGAGCCCGCCAGCGTGCCGGCGGCCGAAAACATCGAGCACACGCTGGACGACACGGACGTGCGGAGCCTGCTGCTGCCGCAGATCAGCCGCGAAATGGACATCTATAGTGCGCCGAATGTGTTTCTGTGCATCTGCTCGAGCGCGGACAAGGCCAGCGTGCTGACGGCGACCGCCGAGAACACAAACCCGCAGAGCCCCCTCTCGATTATGCGGCGTGGCAGGCGGATCGTGAAGGTGACGCGCGTCAACAACGTCGCCGACCAGGCCGCCCTGAACGCCTACGCGGAGAAGCTGCGCAACGACTCCATGCTGAGCGGCGAGACGATCCGGGTGACGACCGGGCTGCTGCCGGGCTTCGGAGTGGCCGACGTCACGGCCATCCGCTGGGGCAAGCTCAGCGCGATCTGCGTGGAGCACGCCTGGGACATGGAGCTGCAAGTGGGCGGCAGCATGAAGCATACCTTGGAGAGGGTGGTGGTCAACCTTGGATGAGTTCCTGACAACTGACGAGCAGGCCGGTGCACAGGCCCCAAAGACGGAGTTTTATCTTGGAACCGTGACGGCATGGTCAAACGATACAGGTGTGGCCGTTAAACTAGACGGTGCCTCTGCCGCTATGACAAAGCGCTACAAGATGATGTACATGTGCAGGCCGCTTCACGTTAATTCTCGCGTAGTGGTTATGAAACAATCTGGCACATATATTGTCCTTGGTGAGATTGGCAACCCAAACAGCTGGAAAAACATTACCAACCTGGCAGACAGCGCTTCAACCGCTGATATTATTGCAAAAGTAAATGAGATCCTTGCCTGGATGCGCACCCAAGGCATCCTCTGGACATCGTGAGGAGGGAGAGAAATGTGGACAGTATGCGGACAGACCCTCAAAATGGCTGAGGGCGACTGGGGGATCGCGCTGTCGGTCATCGTAAAGGGCGCCACGCTCGACCAGAGCGACAGCCTGAAGATCACGATCAAGACGGCGATCAACGGCGACACGATTCTGGAGAAGAGCTTCAGCGGGATCCAGGACAACACGGTGCGGCTGGAGCTATCCGAGGAAGAAACCGCACTTCTGGCGGTCGGGCAGTACGTCTACTGCGTCGACTGGTACCAGAACGGAAACTTCCTGTGCAACCTCGTGCCCTTCGCGGCCTTCTGGGTGGTGGATAAGGCATGAGCTGCACCAAACTGGAAGTGGTATTTGCCCCGCAGCAGCTGGGCATCGACATCCTGCCGCCGGTGGTAAAAGAATACATCGGCGCCATTCCCTACGAGGGCGAGTACGAGGTTACGCCCAGCGAGGAGACGCAGGTGCTCCTCACCGAGGGCAAGGCCCTGGCCCGCAACGTCACCGTGAACCCGATCCCCAGCAACTGGGGCAAAATCACCTGGAACGGCGCAGTGCTGACCGTTTCCTGATAATGGAGGTATAAAGAAATGGCTCAAAATGTAATCATCAACGGCGTGACCTATCAGAGCGTGCCGGAGGTCGATATTCCTCTCAGCGGCGGAGGCACTGCCAAGTTTATGGACACCAGCGACGCCAACGCGGCAGCCGGCGACATGCTGAGCGGAAAGACCGCCTACGTCAACGGCTCGAAGATCACCGGAAACATCGCCTCGAAGGCGGCGGCCACGATCACCCCGACGAGCGCTGATCAGACGATCTCATCCGGGCAGTATCTCTCCGGCGCCCAGACGATTGAGGGCGTTGTCTGCACCAACCTGACCGCGGCCGTTATCGCCAACGGCGTGACCGTCAAGATCGGCACGGCCACCGACGACGACAGCGTGGCCAGCGTGACCGGGCAGCTGTCCGCGGCGGTCATCACCCAGGACAGCACGACAAAAGTTCTGTCCATCTCCTAAGGAGGTGGGCTCATGGCTCAGAACGTAACCATCGCGGGGGCAAGCTATCCAGACGTCCCCTCGATCGTGGTCCCGAAGACCGGGGGCGGCAGCGCAGCCTTCCTGGACACGAGTGACGCCGACGCGACGGCTGCAGACGTCCGCAGCGGGAAGAAGTTCTACGGCTCCTCCGGATCTGACACGGGAAGCATGCCGGACGGATCCGCCGCGACTCCGGCGACCGCAATCACCGCCGCCCCGTCCATAACCGTCTCCAGCTCCGGCCTGATCACCGCCAGCGTGAGCAAGTCCCAGAACGTCACGCCGACCGTCTCGCCCGGTTACGTCGCAAACGGCACAGCCGGGACAATCGCCGTCAGTGGCAGCAACACAAACCAGCTCGCAACTCAGGCGGGGCAAACAATCACGCCAGGCACGTCGGACATCGTCATTCCAGCGCAAAAGTTCCTGACCGGGGCCCAGACCATCAAAGGCGACGCCAACCTCGTGGCGGCTAATATTGCCAAGGACGTTACCATTTTCGGCGTGACCGGCACGCTGAGCGGAGGCGGCTTTTCCAATACTGACGCTCTCGTACACGTCAACGCTCCACTCGGCTCAACCGTGACCTTTGCAAAGGGCGGCGTGACGGTCAAAGTCCTTTCTCCGAGTGATGCGTTCAACAATGTGGACGGAGAAACCGCGGATTATTATTATTCTATAGCAAGCACGAACTTCGGCACTTGGACGGTAACGGCGACGCTGAGTGGTGTCACAACATCTGATACGGTGACCGTGAGTGCGGCAGAGCAGTACAATTTAGCACTGACCTATCGTGTTCCGAGTGCTTATCAAGCTGTCGAGTATCTTGAGCGTCCTCAGAATAGCGGCGCATATTTCAACACGGGACTTGTTCCGTCCAATACAACCTTTGTAGAAGTAAAATTCAAAGTCCTTACATGGTCAGGGTATCCTTGGGCAATAGGCTGTTATATTTCCTCAAGCAGTTGGTGGGGATGTAACTTCTCGCCTGCGGGAGCAATCAATCTCTACTATACATCCAGTATAGCCCAAACAGGCGTAAGTGGATATTCAAATACAGACAATGTAATCCAGTGGGTAGATGCGAACAAAATTCGTGCGTCAAACGATGACGGGGCAACTTTTACGGAATATTCCAAACAGATGACAACCGTTCCAACAAACGCGTTCAACATCTTCGCCGCATCATCGGGTGCTGTCAATAAGGGTGCAAATGTCATTCGTGTTAAAGAGGTAACCATTGGCACGGCAAAACTTGTCCCGTGTTATCGGAAATCTGATAATGTCTGCGGTTTTTGGAATCAGAGGGACGAAGTTTTCTTGACGAACAGCGGTGCAGATTCCGTAATTGCAGGCCCTGATTTGTGAGGTAACAAAATGACAGGCACAGAACTTAGGGAGGTAAAATATGAAATATCTCGTTATTGAAATTCAGAAAGCGGCTGACGGAACCATCGGCAATTTCGTATGGGCGTATGACAATTACAACGCCGCCGAAAGCAAATACCACTCCGTCCTCGCGGCGGCGGCAACGAGCGCAGTCTATGTCCACTCCTGTTCCCTGCTGAACGAGAAGGGCTTCTGCATGAGGAACGAAAGCTACACGCACATCCCCGAACCCGAACCGCCTGAACCAGAAACAAACGCCGAGTGATGGACGAGGACGACGAGAAGGCCGAGAGCGGCCTGCTGACGGAGGACGATTGAGATGTGGATCCACGAGGTGGACTTTCATCTGGCGGCGGGATCGTTCAGCCTCGGGGCTGCGTTCGCGCTGATGATGATCGTGCTGTTCTGGAGGGGCAAAAAATGAGCAGAGAAACACAATGGAAGGCGCTGCGGTCGCTGGGGATCCCGGAGCTGGGCTGCGCCGCGATCATGGGGAACGCCATGGCGGAGAGCGGCTGCGAGACCAACCGGCTGCAGGGCGACTTCGAGATCACCCGGGCGGCGTCCAGGGCCTACACCCAGCTCGTCGACAACGGGGCGATCAGCCGCGACGATTTCATCCTCCGGGGACCGGGCGGCGGGGGCTACGGCTGGCTCCAGTGGACCCTGCAGAGCCGGAAGGCCGGGTACTACGACAACGCGAAGGCGCTGGGCGTCTCGATCGGCTCCGAGGAGGCGGCGATCTCGTGGTTCTGGCATGAGGTGAATCAGCCGGAGTACGCGGGCGTGCTGGACGCGATCCTGCACGGGACGGATCTCAGGGCGGCGTCGGACGTCTTCATGAGGAAGTTCGAGGCCCCGGCGGACCAGAGCGAGGCCGCCTGCGCGACCAGGGCGAGGCTCTGCCAGCAGATGCTGGACACCTACGGAGGGCAGGAGCCGGATCCCGCGCCGGAGGGGTGGGACTTCGACGTCGCCCTGATCCAGCTGCAGATGGCCCGCGACGGATTCTGGCCGAAGGATCAGATCACGGGCGTGAAGACCCCGGAGTTCCGGGAAGCGTATAAGAAATGGTCCGACGCGGTCGCGTCGATGTGAGGGAGGTGATGAAACTATGCTTGTTACATGGCAGACGGTCATCACCGCGGCAGCAGTCCTCGCGGCGGTGGCTGCGATCTTCAAGACGTACAACAGAGGCTACGACATGGTAAAGCACCAGAAGGACCAGGACAAAAACATCAAGGACATCCTCGAGGAGCTGGAGCTGGTCACCTACGCGCTGCAGGCCTGCCTCAAGGGCGTGCAGGAGCTGGGCGCGGACGGCCCGGTGACCGAGGCGATCGGCAAGATCCAGGACCACATCAACAAAAAAGCACACGGAGGGTAAAATATGAATTTTGATCTTGTGCAGGTGGTGGCGATCACCGTGATCTGCTACCTCGTGGGGATGCTGATCAAGGCGTCCCCGATGGACGACAAGTGGATCCCATGCATCATGGGCGTCCTGGGCGGGATCCTGGGCGTGGTCGGGATGTACCTCATGCCGGACTGGCCCGCGAAGGACATCCTCAACTCGGTGGCGATCGGCATCGTCAACGGCCTGGCCGCGACCGGCGCCCACCAGCTGGGGAAGCAGCTGAAGGAGTAAAATTGTACCCCCGGGGTTACCCCCGGGGGCCGTTTTACCCCGGGATTTACCCCGAGAATTGAGCCGAGATGGGCCGATCTGGCCGGAATTGAGGGAACCAAGAAAGCCCGGAAACACAGCGTTTCCGGGCTTTTTCATTGGTGCTCCAGCGGGGACTCGAACCCCGGACACCCTGCTTAAAAGGTGCAGGGGCGGAGGGAGTTGGAGGCCCGGAATGTGGGCATCTCTGTGGAAATGTGAAAAACTGTACCCCCGGATTTACCCCGGGAAGGCCTTCCGGACGTCCTCGATCAGGTCCTCCGGCCTGTTCTCCATGAGGTGGGTGTAGATCCGCAGGGTGATCAGCGGGGAGGCGTGGCCGGCCAGATACTGCACCCTCTTGATATTTACCCCGCCGAGGATCAGCTCGGTTATGTACGTATGCCGCAGCTGGTGCGGCGTCACGTGGAAGTCCAGGGAGATCTCCGGCGCGTTCGGGGAGGCCCTCTCCCCTACCTGCAGCAGTCTGACGATGTACTTCCCGTCGGGCTGCTTTCTTTTCACCTCGCGGACGGTCCGCTGCCCCACCTTCCCCCACATGCGGCGGAAGGCTGCGGCGGTCATGGCCTCGCCGGTGGCGCCCGGGCAGACCCAGGGCGAGCTGCTCCCCTGCTGCAGCGCCTTCAGGTGGTCGGCCAGCTGGGGCGGCAGCGGGATGGTGCGGCGGGCGGCCTTCGATTTGAGCTTCACGCGGACGGCTGCCCGGTTCTTCCCGTCCCAGCTGCAGACGCGGGCGACGGTGAGGCTGGGCGTCTTCTCATCGAGATCCACGTCCTCCCATTTGAGGCCCAGGGCCTCCTCCCGGCGGAGGCCGGCGAAGAGGCAGAGGCGGACAAAGGTCTCGGTGTTCAGTCCGGACACCGCGGCCAGCAGCGCCTGCTGCTGGGGCTTCGTGAGGGCCTCCTTCTCCGCGGACTCCTCCCCTCCCGGCTTCAGATCCGCGGCGGGATCCTTCTCCAGCAGGCCGTCCCGGACGGCGGCGGCGCAGATCCGGCGGAGGGTGGTGACGATCTTCTGCTGGGAGCTGCGGCTCATGGAGGCGCAGGCGGTCATGACCTCGCGGATGTCAGAGTAGGCCAGGGCGGAGAGCTGCCGGTCGCCGATGACCGGGCAGATGTGGTTATTGATGGCATTTCGATAGTCCGCGACGCGCTTCGCGCCGAGGCCGGCGGTGTGCAGCCGGAACCACTTCTGCGCGTACTCGAAGACCAGAGGATCCGCCTCCGCGGCGGCAGCGCGCGCCCAGGCGGCCTGCAGATCCTCCACCTTCCGGTCGCGGTCCGCGATGGTCTCCCCGTAGACATCCTGATAGCCGCCGCCGGGCTTCGGGACGCGTTTCCGATAATACCGGCCGCCGGGGCCGTACTTCTTTTCGTCGCCGCGGCTCATTTTGAATACGTCAGGGACAGGTCGGCCCGGTAAATCAGCTCGCCGCGCTGGCGGACGTTCCCCTCGTCGTCGATCTCCTCCTCCGGGCGGAAGGTATCGACCAGGATGCTGGCATACTCGATGCGATCCAGGACTTCCAGGACTTCGGGCACCATGGAGCGCGGGATGTTCCCGACCTGCTCGCCTTCCACGAGGACGCGGATGGCGGGCTTGCCTTTATACTCGTATTCCTCCAGATCCAGATCGGCGGCCATTCCCCCGCGGGCCTTGAGATCCTTGAGGAGATTCTGCCGGGAGACGCCGTCGTCGTTTTTGAAGGTGACGCCGGCGACCGCGGTCACGATCCGGCCGTGCTTTTCTTCCCAGGCCTTCTGCTCGGCTTCCCGCTGCGCGCGCTCGGCTTCCCGACGGTCGCGCTCCGCCTGCAGGTGGGCTTCGAGTTCCTGCTTTTTTCGCTCGGCCTCCTGAGCGGCCTGCCGGGCCATGAGGTCGCGCATGGAGCGGACGGGATCGTCATACTTGATTTTGATGCAAAGAAAGATGTAGGCGACCATGGCCGCACCCCAGAAGGCAAAGGCGAAAAAACCGGCCTCGCGCATGGCCATCATGTTTGAGCTGTAAACGAAGTTTAAGAAGAGAAAAATCCCGATCACAACACGCCAGAAGGGTTTTATTTTGGACATAGAATCAACTCCAATAATCAGAGAAGCGGATCAGGCGAGCCGGTCCACTTCTCTTTCTTCTTTGTAGGGCGCGAGGGCAAAGTCCACATTCCTGCGAATCTCGGGCGTGGCATTGGCATAGGCGGCGAGGAGCTGAGCCTCCTCCTCGGTGAGGGCAGGCTCCGGGCGCGTGCTGCGGCCGAGGAGATAGTCCGCGGTGCAGCCGAAGATGTCGCAGAGCTTGCAGATCGTGGCAACGTCAGGATCCGCCTCGCCGCGCTCATAGCGGGAGACGGTCATGGCCGTGCAGCTGAGCTGCCGGGCGAGATCCGGCTGCGTCATTCCTCTGGATTGCCTCAAGTCTCGGATTCTGTTCACCATGACCACCACCCTGTGAAAATATACAACAATCATCCCTCATTTTCAGCAATATAACAGAATCTGTTAGAATTATGGTAAACCATATTGACAATTAACGGTCATCGTTATAAGATGTATCACGCTAACGGATTCCGTTAGCCCTCCTGCCCGGCCGATGGCCCAGCAGAGCTGGGAGCGCGTCGCACGCGAACCCGCGCGTCGCGTTGATTCCGTTAACGGCTTGCGGAGACTGCCGACGGATCCAGCGAAGCATCAGAGATGTCAGGGCGCCCGGTTCTTAATCTTTCCACCGAGGCGCCCCGGGATCCACCAGGGGGACATGTGTACTCTCCCTTTCGGGCGGCTCCGGTTCAGCCCCGGAGCCGTTCGGGGAGAAGAAAAACGCCCGGCTGCATCGGGCAGGAAGGAGAACACGGGAACATGAAGATCATCGAGAAGGGCCTGGTGGGACTGGCGCCGCGGAGGATCGCGGCGGGATATACCCAGCAGGCCTTCGCCGACGAGCTGGGGATCAAAAACCGGAACCTGGTCTCGATGTACGAGACCGGGGAGGCGTGGCCGAGGGCTTCGATCCTGCCGGCCATGGCGGACCTGCTGGGCTGCACCATCGACGACCTGTACGAGCCGATGCCGGCAGAGTTCATTCTAACCGAGGAGGAGGCCTGAGTCCATGGAGAACGAATACCGGAATATTTACCGGAACGCGAGGAAGGCTGCCGGTCTGACGCAGGAACGGTGGGCAGAGCTCCTGGGGATCTCCGCAGACTCGGTGCGGCAGTACGAGACCGGGCGGATGCTCCCCTCGGACGACGTGGTGCTGACCATGGCGGAGCTGACCGGGCTGCAGATCCTCTGCTACTGGCACCTGACACGGAAGAGCATCGCGGCGCAGCGGATCCTGCCGGAGCTGCAGGAGAAGACGCTGCCGGAGGCGGTGATCAGCCTGCTGCTGCTCCTCCAGGACTTCCAGCGGGGCGGCTTGCAGGACCTGCTGCGGCTGGCCGCGGACGGGAAGATCGACCAGGGCGAGACCGTGGCCTTCGGGGAGGCGCTGAGCGAGCTGGACGGCGTGATCCGGGCGGCCTACGAGGTGCAGTACGCGAAGGAGGCCGAGGCGTGAACAAGCTGATGACGAAGGCGGAGGTCTGCGAGATCCTCCAGGTGAGCGAGAGCACGCTGGAGCGGATCGTGGCCGACGGCGACCTGCCGGCGCTGCGGATCCGGAGCCAGCTCCGCTTCCTCGAGCAGGATCTGCTGCACTACCTGAGCCGCTGCGCGGAACAGCCCAAAGCTGAAAAGACGGCACCGAAGACCAGGAAGACGCGCGGGAAGCAGGCCGAAGTGGTTCCGATCCGGCGGTACATCCCCGGGATGAAGGTGGTTTGAGATGGGAAAGAAGAACACCCTCGGCCCGGTGATCGAGGCCATGGCGCAGACGCGCACCCGGCAGCTGGTGGCGGAGCAGACGAAGGCGAGGCTCTGCATGGGGATGGACGCGGCGATCCTGGCGGCGCACGAGGTCTTCGGCCTCGGCCCCGGCCGGGCGGCGGCCTTCCGGGACGCCTACGTCAGCTCCATGGAGGAGCTGGCGGAGCTGTTCATCCAGGACGCGGACCAGCACGGGGACGACCGGCTGGAGTACGCCAAGGCCAAGCGGGACGAGGCGATCCGGAGGATCGTGGGCGACGAGCTCTTCGTCCCCTTCGAGCAGGCCTACGGGGCCGCGTACATGGACGAGCTGAAGCGCGTCCGGATCCTACAGGAGGACGGGAATGACTGAAAAACCGAAGCTCGGCACCATCGACTCGGCGCTGGTGAGCTGCGTGGACATGCTGGCGGCGCTGACGAGCCAGCGGGTGGACCAGCTGGTCTGCTGGCTCGACCTCTACTACCAAGTGCGGAAATGGTGGGAGATCTGCCAGGGCAACGAGACGGACCCGCAGCTGATCCGGAAGGACGACCTGCTGCCGATGCTGGACGCCGTCGTAAGCGAGGCACTGCACGGCACGGCGCAGAAGGCGGCCGAGGCCGCGATGGCGAAGAAGAAAACGCGGAAGCCGGCGGCCAGGCCGGAGCCGGCGGAGCCGGACACCTCATCCGGCCCTGAGGGCCACCTTCCCCTCGAGGGGAAGGCGAAAGAGGAAATGCCGGAGGCAGCGCCCGCGACGACACCGGAGAGGCCGGGACCATGGACGCTGTACAAGCGGAAGATCTACTCGAAGCTGCAGCAGGCCCGGGCGGAGGGCTACACGATCGCGCAGATCGTGGAGGCCAGCGGCGGCGCGCTGAGCGACGGGAAGGTGATCGGCGCGATCAACGCCAAGCCGCTGCGGGCGGAGGAGTGGAAAGCGCTGGAGAACGCGCTGGCCGCGGTGATGCTGCTGCAGATCCCGGAAGGGAGCGCCAATGGCTAAAGAGTACGACTGCTGCTTCGAGGGCTATTGCGGGACGAAGCGCTTCACGGTGAGCCACCCGAAGCGGAAGAAGGACCTGACCGTCGCCGCGCCCAGCGCGGACGCCGCGATGGTGGCCGCCGCGAAACACTGGAACACGCGCTGGCAGGCGGTGGAGTTTTACGCCTACGCGAAGGTGATCCCGCAGCAGCGGAGGTGAAGGCGCTCCGCGCCAGATCCCTCGGCTGCGCTCGGGATGACAGAATGAAAAATGCCCGGGCGGCGCTGCATGCCGTCCGGGCGCGTGAACCCCAAAAGAGATCCACGGGAACAGAGGTATTATATCATGAACGAAGAGAAAATGTCAAGCACGGCGGAAGGCCAAAAGCCGGGCTACTGGGCGGTGATCCCGGCAGCGGTGCGGTACGACGGGAAGCTGGCCGCGGGAGCGAAGCTGCTGTACGCGGAGATCTCCAGCCTGACCGACGCCCGGGGCTACTGCTTCGCGAGCAACGCGTACTTTCAGAACCTGTACGGGATCAGCGAGCCGACCGTGCAGCGGTACCTGCGGGCGCTGAAGGCGCGGGGCTTCATCACGATCGCGGACGGGGACGGAGGCCCGGGACGGCGGAAGATCTTCGCCGGGATCAACCCGCTGGCGGACAACCCCGTCAAAAATGACGGGGTGACCCCGTCAAAAATGACACCCGACCCCGTCAAAAATGACACCCGTATCAGGAAAGAGACTGCAGGAGAGAACGATCCCCCCAAAGCCCCCCAGGGGGCCGCGTGGGAGCCGATGATGTTCGAGAGGTTCTGGAAGCTCTACCCCAAGAAGAAGGACAAGTCCAAGGCGATCAGGGAGTGGGACAGGCTGAAGGCAGACCGCAAGCTCATGGGAGTGATGAGTGCGGCGCTCAGGGCGCAGATGGCGTCCGAGGAGTGGCAGCGCGATAACGGCCGGGCGGTCCCCTACCCCTGCAGATGGCTGAGCCACCGGCGCTGGGAGGACGAGCTGGAGACGGCGGCCTCACCGGCGGAGACGCGGGAGGAGCTGCCATGGATCTGAACGCATGGCGGCAGGCCCAGGGCGCGGTGATCGGCTCGCTGCTGATCGACCCGGAGCACGTGGCGGGCATCGTCTTCTCCCGGGCCTCGGCGGAGCAGTTCGGGGACCCTTCCCTGCGGCACGTCTTCGAGGCGGCCCTGGGGATCTGGCAGGCGCGGAAGCCGGTGGACGCGGTGAGCGTGCTGGCGGCGGCCGGCGGGGCCTACGAGAACCTGATTGTGGACTGCATGCAGCAGACGCCGACGGCGGCGAACGTGGAGCTTTACCTGGATCTGATCCGGGACGCGGCGAAGCTGAGCGCGATCCGGACGGCTGCGGCGGAGATCTCCATGGCGGACAGCCTGGAGAAGGCCGCGGCGGCCTACGAGGCCCTGGGCGGACGACTGCGGGACCTGGACGAGTTCGAGGACCTGAGCCTGGCGGAGCTGATCGGCCGCTACTGCGCGAGGATGGAGGACAAGACTCCGCCGGACTGGCTGTCCTTCGGGATCCCGGAACTGGACCGGCTGCTGAACGTGGGCCGCGGGAAGTTCGTGATTCTGGCGGCGGATTCCTCCGTCGGCAAGACGGCGCTGGCGCTGCAATTTGCCTACCATCTGGCCGACACCGGAAAGAAGGTCGGCTTCTTCAGCCTGGAGACGGACGCGGACACCCTGACCGAGCGCCTGCTGGCGGAGGTCCAGACCGCGGCGGTGAACCTGCCGAAGTCGAAGCAGAAGGCGCTGAGCGACGGCGACTGGAAGGCCGTCACCTCGGTGGCCATGCGGAAGGCCGCGCAGCGGATCCGAGTGCTGAACCGCTTCCGGACCGTGGATCAGATCCGCGGGCGGACGATCATGCGGGGCTTCGACGTGATCTTCGTGGACTATGTGCAGCTGCTGGAGGCCGAGGGCCGGGAGCGCTGGGACATCGTGACGAACATCTCGATCGGGCTGCACCGGATGGCGCAGGAGCTGGGCGTGACCGTGATCGGGCTGAGCCAGATCACGCCGGCGTCGAAGGACCGGAAGACGGCCCCGACGAAGGACGACCTGCGGGAGAGCCGCCAGCTGAAGCACGACGCGGACGTGATCCTGATCATGTCGATCTCCAGCGAGGGCTCCGGGATCTTCCGGGAGCTGCACGTGGCCAAGAACAAGGACGGCCCCTGCGGGAGGATGCTGCTGGACTTCGATCCGGAGCACATGAGCTTTTCGTACCGGCCGCCGGCGGAGGCCGGGTCCGGCGTCGGGGCGCAGCTGCGGGCCGAGGGCCGGAAGGTCAAGAACCGGAAGGCCGAGGGGCAGATGGACTTCGAGGAGCTGCCGGACGACGCGGGAGGTGAGCTGCCGTTTTGATTCAGCAAAGATCGGAGCACGTCGCACGCCAAGCCGCGCGTCGCGATCGATCCCCCAGGCCCTGCGGGCCAGCCCCCCTTCCCAAGAGGGGCCAGGAACGGAGGCGACGCGGATGATCGACAGAGAGACGGCCCTCGGAGATCTCGGAACGCGGAAATATCTCGGGCACTTCGCGGGAAAGACCGGACGGTGGAGCCGCGAGGAGAAGTACGGAGTGCCGGAGGATGCTCCCGATGGGACGAAGGCGGTGCTGGGATTCTTCGCCGCGGGGACGCGGTGGGAGAAGCCGACGGCCGAGTGCCCGGTGGAGATCGGGGACACGGTGCGCTTCAAGCCCTCGGCCTACTTCAACGGGAGTGCCGGCCTGGGCATGGAGCTGGACGTGATCGTGACCGCGACCGTGATCCAGATCCACGAGGAGCATCGGTGGTACCGGTGCGAATGGAGGACGCAGGGAGGAAGGGTCCTCCGGGAAAGTTTCAAATTTTAGGCTTCGCTGCATGAGGCCACAAAAAATCAAGGACGCGTCGCACGCCAAGCCGCGCGTCACGAAGGGAGACACGGGAACATGAGAGTCATATCCATCGCGAATTTCAAGGGCGGGACCGGGAAGACCGTCACCGCCTGCAACCTGGCCGCGCTGCTGGCCAGGGACGGGCTGCGGGTCCTGCTGATCGACGCGGACGCGCAGCACAACAGCACCGACTTCTTCGGAGGGGATCCGGAGGGCTGCTCCCTCACCGACGTGCTGGAGGGCACGGGCGAGCAGGTGGCGGCCGACAACCTGCAGGAGACCGAGCTCGACAACCTCGACCTGCTGGCCGCGGACATGGGCCTGCTGCGACTCGACCTCGCGGCGATCATGAGCCAGGCCAACGCGCCGCTGCGGCGCTTCGACGACTTCCTGGACGCGGTCCGGGAGGATGACGAGTACGACTTCGTGATCATCGACTGCCCGCCGAGCTTCACGGCCGCCTCGGTGGCCGCGCTGGTGAACAGCGACGAGGTGATCCTCCCCACGCGGGGAGACGCCTTCAGCCGCGCCGGCGTGCTGGAGCTGGTGGACCAGCTGCAGAAGGTCGGGCTCCGGCTGCTGCGGCCCATGCCGCGGATCCGGGTGCTGGTGACGATGGCCGACGCCAGGGCCAGCCTGCCGAAGCAGATCGAGGCCCTCTTCCGGCGCTCCGGCTTCGAGGTCTTCCGGACGGTGATCCGGTCCGGGATCCGCGTGAGCCAGAGCACCTGGCAGCGGACGCCGCTGTACCTGAGCGATCCGAAGTGCAAGCCCGCGCAGGACTACGAGGCGCTGGCGAAGGAGGTGCGGGACGGGGAGGAATTGCGCTGCGCGCAAAGATCCCTCGACTGCGCTCGGGATGACAGCGAGAGGAGGCGGGCGTGATGGCGAAGAAGGCGTTTAACCTGGGCGACTACCTCAAGAGCGAGGGGCCGGTGTCCACTTTGGACACGGAGCAGATCGTGCGGATCCCGCTGGAGGACATCGTGCCGGATCCCCGCAACTTCTACAGCATGACCGGGATCGAGGATCTGGCCGGGAACATCGAGCTGATCGGCCTGCAGCAGCCGCTGCGGGTGCGGCCCGCAGCAAGCTCGGAGCACGTCGCACGCGATCCCGCGCGTCGCGATGACGGGATGCGCTTCATCGTGGTCAGCGGGCACCGCAGGCTCGAGGCGATCAAACGGATCCGCGAGGACAACCCGGACGCCTTCCCCCTGGGCGTGCCGTGCCTGGTGGACTACGGCGAGGCCAGCGAGGCCATGCGGGAGCTGCGGTTGATCTATGCCAACAGCGACACGCGCGACATGACGGCAGCGGAAAAATCGAAGCAGACCGAGCGCGTGGAGGAGATCCTCTACCAGCTCAAGGAGCAGGGCGTGGAGTTCCCGGGCAGGATGCGGGACCACGTGGCAGAGGCCTGCCGGATCAGCGCGTCGAAGTACGCAAGGCTGCACGCGATCCGGGAGAACCTGATCGACGCGTACCGGCTGGCATGGGACGCGGGGAAGCTCAGCGAGACCAGCGCCTACCGGCTGAGCCAGGAGAGCGAGCCGAACCAGCGGAAGATCTTCGACCGGGTGGGGCTGACGCCCTGCACGGTGACCACCGCGGATCTGGACAAGGTGATCGAGCAGGTGAAGCGGCCGGCGGAGACGGCCACCTCATCCGCCGCTGCGGCGGCACCTTCCCCTCAAGGGGAAGGCGGGGTCGCGGAGATCCGGGACACGGTCAGCGGGTATTTGGAGCAGCGGGCGCAGGAAGACGAGGAATACTACGACGCGCTGCAGCACGTGGCCGACCGCTTCCTCTGCAGCCTCGCCCATCTGGAGAGCCGGCAGCACGGGATCGAGCAACTGAAGCAGAACTTCAAACACTGCGGCCACGCCGGCGGCGCGGTGGACTGGCAGGGCACCCCGAAGGGCCTGATCCTCAACGACCTGAGCGAGCACCCGATCCTGCGGACCTGGACGGACGCCTTCGACATGCTTTGCAGGATCGCCCTCGACCGGGCCGCGCAGGCCCTGTTCGAGCCGGAGGATGATGAAGACAGCGAAGCTCGGAGCACGTCGCACGCGAACCCGCGCGTCGCGATGGACGAGGAGGAAGCGGAGTCCAGAATGGACACAAATCTCGGCTGGAAGACCGGGACGCCGCAGCGGAACGGGCGCTACTACTGCAGGATCCTCTTCGCGGATTCCCCCGAGGACGGCGGCCGGGTCCATGAGCAGCGCGGCGAGTGGCGCGACGGCGGCTGGTGGTTTTTCGGCGAGCCGGAGAAGTACGGGATCCAGGTGGTCGGCTGGTGGCCGCTGCCGGACGAGGAGAGGTGGAGCTGATGGCAAAACCGATAGATTTTACCCCGGCAGGGGCTCCGGTTTACCCATGTGATCCGCGAATCAACACCGAGTGTATCAAGACCAACTGCTATCTCAACGGGGGCCCATGCTCCCGGACACTTGACGAAAAATATGCACTGACCGACGGGGAGTATTGGTATATGATTGCATGGTTTGACGTGGCGTGGGGCGGGCCGAAGCTCCACGAGGAGAGGGACGAGATCGACGGCGTCCCGTACCTGATCAGCGACCCGGTGCTGGTGTGCACCAAGGCCGGGGAGATGATGGTGGCGAAGTTCGAGCGCGATCCGGAGACCGGCTTCGAGGGATGGATCGAGCCGAAGAGCAGCTGGGTGCTGGAGGACGTGACGCACTGGGCTCCACCGCCTCGGGGTCCGGGAAAATGATCCAGATGACGAACAAAGAGAAGGCAGCGCGGTGGGACGCGCTGCAGGCCGCGATCCGGTACACCGCGAAGGCGTACCGGACGCGGCAGATCGAGTGCCAGAAGAACTATAAAGCCTACGGCGCCGACACCGGCGTGCTCGGGGCCTATAACAAGGGCATGGCCGACGCCTTCGGGCAGGCGGCCGATACCCTGGAGAGGTGGGAGGTATGATGGGGAAAGGCATGTTCATCCAGTGCCACGGCTGCGGCTACACGGAGCACGTCAGCCTTGAGGGCAACTTCGACGCCCGCGAGAAGGAACTGCAGCGGATGCTCGACGAGGGCTGGCGCTGGGCCGTCAACTGGCAGGGCTTCCTCTGCCCGAAGTGCTTCCGGGGCGACCCGTGCGGCGATGCGCTGTACAGGGCCTACGCCGGGAAGCCGAAGCTCGGCGACCTTTTCGTCTCCTACCTGGAGCTGCGGGAACGCGCGGACGAGCAGCTCGAGGCGCTGCGGTCGTTAGGGTGAGGAGGGCCGGGGATGAAGCTGGTCTACAAAGGACCGGGGCCGACGCGGCTTTATGACTGCGGCCACTACCAGGTCGAGGCACCGCCGACGAGCTGCTTCTTCTGCCGGCATCTGACCGACATCTGGTGGGACTATACGAATGGCCCTTACATGTTCCTGTGCGACCTGGGGCACGGGGACCCAGACGCGGATCCGGAAGGACTGAACCAGGGCATGCGCGGCGCGTGCGGGGATTTTGAGGAGGACGGAACATGACGACGGTGACGTGTGACCGGTGCGGGGCGGAGATCGGCCCCGGTGTCCCTTATAAGACTGACTTTCACCAGCCCAGCGACAGCGGCGGCTGCTGGTTCCAGAAGCATTTTGACCTGTGCGACAAGTGCCGGAAGGATCTGGTGGTCTGGATCCGCGGCCAGCTGGAGCCGAAGTGGACCTCGTCCACGAGCACGAGGAGGTCCGGGGATGATTAAGTTCGAACAGACCGGAAGACGGGCGGACGGAGAAAAGCTCTACCGGCTGGTGATCGGGGACGAGGTCCGGCGGGAGGGCATGACCCTGGACGAGGTGATCGCGGAAATCCACCGGAGCGACGGCGAGGACCACACCGTGCGGCTGCCGGCGGCGGAGCGCAGGCGGACGGCGAGGAAGGAGCCGGGGGAACACAGATGAGCAAGCCGAGGATGTGCCAGCGGTTCTACTGCGACCGGCGCGGGGACCGCTACTGCTGCAGGGACTGCCCGCGCTCGATCATCTGCGCGAACCCCTGCATGAACCACCCGGCCCGCTGCGGGCTGGAGGACAAGACCGGACGGGTGCGGAGCTTCGGCGTCAGCCACGTCCGGGACGACGGAGGCGAGGAATAACATGGACGTGGTGTACTTTGGGAGTCGGGAGATCTACCGGGACTTCGAGACGGCGGTGCTGTCGATGCTGGCCTTCAACCCGGACGCGAGGGTCTGGACCCTGACGGAGGATCCCGATCCCTTCTATGACCTGCCGGTGCGGAATATCGTGTGGAACTGGCGGGAGTATTTCAACGAGACGCCCACGAAGACCAAGTGGAAGGGCTTCGGCCCGATCCGCGCCGCCTTCACCAAGGTGCTGCCGCTGGACCGGGTGCTGAGCCTGGACGTGGACACGATCGTGCGGGGCGACCTGACGGAGCTTTGGGAGATCGACCTGCAGGGCTGCCACGCCGCCGCCTGCCCGGAGGTCACCTGGGGAGGGAGGCCCTACCACAACAACGGCGTCTGCGTCATGGACCTGAAGCGGATCCGGGAGGACGGACTGGACGACGCGATGATCGCGGACCTGAACGCGATCTGGACGCCCTACGTGGGGCAGGACGCGATGCAGAAGCACCTGCGGATCCTGGACCTGGACAGCCGCTGGAACGCGTGCAAGTTCACCGCGCCCTGCGAGGACCCGGTGATCCTGCACTTCGCCGACCGGACGGACTGGCGGGAGCTGGAGGAGGTGCGGAAGTGGAGACGGTGAGGACGGGACACCTCATCCGGCGGCTGTGCCGCCACCTTCCCCTCAAGGGGAAGGCTGCAAGGAGGAATTATAATGGCGAGAGATGAGAAGATCCGGCTGGTGTGGCGGAAGATCGAAGAGCTGATCCCCTACGAGCACAACGCGAAGCTGCACCCGCAGGAGCAGATCGACCGGCTGGTCGGGAGCTTCAACGAGTTCGGGCGGATCGTGCCCGCCGGCATCGACCGGGACGGGAACCTGATCTACGGGCACGGGAGGATCCTGGCCGCGCGGCAGCGGGGCGACACGGAGTTCCCCTGCATCCTGATCGAGGGCCTCAGCGAGACGCAGCGGCGCGCCTTCGTGCACGCCGACAACCTGCTGGCCCAGAGCGGCACCGACGAGGCGCTGCTGCGGGAGGAGATGCAGGCGCTGGCCGCCGCCGGCTTCGACGTGAGCCTGACGGGATTCGATCCCGCGGGGCTGCGGCTGGGGGATGTAACCGATTCGCAAACGCCCCCCCAAAAAGTATCAAATAATGACGAGCTGGACTTAGAGGACTTCGCGGACGGGGCCTTTTCCTGCGAGTGCCCGCGCTGCGGCTTCCGCTTTAACCCGAAGGGGGCCGCGGATGTTTAGCTGGAAGTGGACGCTGGACGAGATCCGGCAGGACAAGCCCGTGACCGTCTTCTCCACCTTCAGCTGCGGCGGCGGCAGCTCCATGGGCTACAAGCGCGCGGGCTTCGAGGTGGTCGGGAACGTGGAGATCGACCCGAGGATGAACGCGCTCTACCAGAAAAACCTGCACCCGAAGCACAGCTTCGAGATGGACCTGCGGGAGTTCAACGCGCTGCCGAACGGGCAGCTGCCCGAGGATCTCTTCCGGCTGGACATCCTGGACGGCTCGCCGCCCTGCACGACCTTCTCCATGGCCGGACAGCGGGAGAAGACGTGGGGCAAGGCGAAGATGTTCAAGGAAGGCCAGAAGATGCAGCGGCTGGACGACCTGTTCTTCGTGTACCTCGACACCGTGGAGAAGCTCCGCCCGCGGATCTGCGTGGCGGAGAACGTCTCCGGGCTGCTGAAGGGAAACGCCCGCGGCTACGTGCGGGAGGTGATCCAGCGCTTCCGGGGCCTCGGCTATGAAGTGCAGCTTTTCCAACTGAACGCGGCGCGGATGGACGTGCCGCAGATCCGGGAGCGCGCCTTCTTCGTGGCCAACCGCTGCGGCTTCCCGAAGCTGCGGCTGGACTTCGACCACGAGCAGATTCCCTTCGGCTCCGTCAGATCTGAGCGCGGGAAGGAACCGAAGCCGGGGATCTACAAGGACCTACTGTCATACCGGACGCCGCAGGACGTCTGCATCGCGGACATCTATGAACGGATCCGCGGCAGGCGCAGCGGATACAACAACAAGATCATCCAGGACGACCGGATCTGCTGCACCCTGCCTGCAAATGCCAGCCATTACCGCGGCTGCGACGGCATGCTGCTCTCGGACGAAGACTGCAGAAATGTTTCCACATTCCCTCAGGACTATGACTTCACCGATGGCTCGGCGCAATACACATGCGGCATGTCCGTGCCGCCGAACATGATGGCGAACATCGCGACGGCTATCTGGGAGCAATGGCTCGCCCCGGAAGGAGGCGCGGCCAATGTTTGAGGAAGCGACCATGCGGGGGAAGAAGACGCCGCCGACGGTGCCCTGCCCGGCGTATCTGGCCGGGGCGCTGGCTCAGCGGTGGGACGCCCTCGCGCCGGAGCTGCAGCGGCTCGGCACCCTGGACGAGCTCAACGTGGACCTGGCCGCCAAGTACCTGCTGGCGGAGAACGAGTACCTGCGGATCTCGTCGCTGGTGCAGGCCGCCATCGCGCGGGAGGACGCCGAGGACGCCGGGAAGTGGATCGCGGCCCAGGACCGGCTGACGAAGCAGATCCTGACGCTGGGGTCGGAGCTGGGGATCACGCCGACAGCGAGACGAGCGCGGGGATTGCGGAGAGGATAGTATGGGAGAAGACAACAAGGGCACCCGGCTGTACGCCTGCATCGACGGGGAGTGGCACGAGCTGAAACTGCTGGACGCGTCGGCCATGGCCGAGACCGTCACGAACCCGCCGAACTTCGTCAGCCTGATGCACGAGATCACGATCCGCGGAAAGCTGCGCGTCCCCAAGTACTTCCGCTGCCGGAACCGGAAGCGGCTGAAGAAGCTGCTGATGGCGAATAAGATCAGCCGGGACGAGGCGGAACGGATGGCGCGGGAGGTCGGTTCCAGCGGGCAGAGCTACTCGGACGCCTGGTGGCAGATCTGGCCGCAGCTGATCTGACAGAAATCTATTATAATAAAAAGAGCGCGGAGCCCCGGAGGCCGGACGCCGGAGGGCTCCATGAAAAAACGCATCACCATCGACGGCGGGGCCGTCGTGTACCAGATCGAATACCCGGCGGCGAGGCGCAGCGATCCGCCCAGGACACGCGCCGCCAAGCAGAAGGCCACGTCGGCCGCGCAGGCGCTGCGCAACCAGATCCTGTCCACCAGGGCGCTGGAGCTGCTGCTTTCGGCCAACTACCCGACGCCCGGCAGCGGGCTGGTGCTCACCCTGAGCTTCGACGACCAGCACCTGCCCGGGGACCGGAAGACCGCGCTGCGACGGCTCAAGTACTTCCTGCAGCTGCTGCGGAAGGCAAGGCGCCAGGCCGGGAAGCCGGAGCCGCGATGCGTGTACTGTCCCGAGGTGCTGACCGCGGCGTCCGGGCGCTGGCACTTCCACCTGGTGCTGGACTCCACCGGGAACGACCTGGACGACGTGCGGCGCTGCTGGCGCTACGGCCACGACATCGAGGCGCGGGCGATCCGGGTGGACGAGGACAAGAACCACGAGTCCCTCGCGCGGTATATGAACAAGGAGCTGCGCGAGGCGCAGGAGTACAGCTGCCGCGTCGGGCTGCACGGCTGGAGCTGCACCCGCAACTGCTACCGGCCCGAGGTGGACGTCCAGACCGTCGAGGACTCCAGCCGGCTGCGGGCGCCAAGAGGCGCGACCGTGCTGATCTTCGAGCGCAGATCCACCGAGCTGAGCGAGTCGACCGTGCTGAAGTACCGGCTGCCGGAGGCGTGCTTCCGGAGGAAGGTGCGGGCGAGAAGAAGGCGGAAGTCGTGACTTTCTTATTAGTTCTTTCTGGCTCGGAATGTTGATTATTTTTAGGACAAAAGAGGCGAGACTGTTGCAATTTACCCCGGAATCTGATAGAATGTTACCGAAGAAGGGCGGCTTCATCTGCTGCCCGCACTGCGGCGCCAAGCTGATCAAGCCGGCGCCGGATACCATCGCGGCCAGGCTGCCGGTCTGGTGCCGGGACTGCCGCCGCGAGATCCTGATCGATATCTGCAGAGGCCGGAGCTTTGAAAGCCGGAGCCCAGGAAAGTCCACGTCGGACTGATCCCAGGGCTCCGGCTTTTTTCGTTTGGAGGCGGGACGATGGGATTCGATTACAACTGCGCACGGTGGCTACGGCTCCGGCAGCGCGTGCTGCGCGAGGCCGGGTATCGGTGCCAGTACATGCGGAGGTACGGGAAGAGAGTCGAGGCGCGGCACGTGCATCATATCTGGCCGGCCGAGGACTATCCCGAGTACGCCTGGCAGCGGTGGAATCTGATCGCGCTGAGCCAGGAGGCACACAACATGATGCACGACCGCGGGACGGGTCGGCTGACGGCTGTCGGCGAGTCGCTGCGGCGGCGGACGATCCCCCCCTCATCTCGATCGACCGACCGCGCCTCCTCCTGAC